ATGAGCGCGCCGATACTGGCGAGGCCATCGACGATGGCCTGTATCCGTAACGAGACTGAGAGTTCCGACATATGTTCCGTTTCCTGAGCGCGTGGCTGTGGATTGGTCTGTTTTTCTGGATCAGCGGGGGGCTCAATGCATCCACCTGGTATTGGATGGTGCTGGTCCCCGCCGTGTCCTATTTCATCTGGGGCATCCTGCGGGCGGGTTGGTGGTTGCTCAACCCGCCGCAGTCACGCCAGTAATTACGCAGCCCTCGCCATTTTGATTTTCGCGTACTGGCTGATGCCGGTGCCGGTAATCGTTTCGTCTTTCAGCAACTCGCCGGACAACTCCTGCGATGCGAATTCATCGCCAATCAGCCCGATCGATGCAGCCGGCGAGAATTTGGAGCGGTGACCGGTAACCACGACAGCCGCGCCGCTTGCCGCTTCATTGAGTCCGTCGAACACAAGGCGATATTCCGCGGCCGCCACAGTGAGTGCTTCGATTTCATCGCTCACAAGTTTTGTATAGTCACAATGGACAGTGCTGCCGGGGGTGATAGCGCCGCCGCTGGTGGGGATGATGCCCGCGCGCGTGACGACATAATCATCACCCTCGTCGTAGGTGGTGGTGCCGGCGGTATTGGTTATATTGATTGGTTCATTAGGGTCGGGCAAAAAGTCGAAGACGATTAGCGCACCGCTGTAAGCGACGTGCGGTTCATTGGCCACTGCGCCGGCGGAGATCGCAGTGGTACCGCCGCGCAAGGCGATGGAGAGATTGTCAGGCGACAAATCGTGCGCAGTGATAGCCATGGTGACGCCCACGATGCGCGAAATCGAGTTCGCTTTGCCGCCGCCAGGATTCTGATAGTCCGGCAAGTCCTTCTTCTCTTCCTGCACGCCGAGTTCGAGTTTCGAGCAGTTACCGATAGGCATTAAGCCCGCGGCGACGCCGCGCTTTTGCAAATAGATTTTTCCCTTACCGATGTACGAATAAACAGGCATGACTTTTCTCCTCTTTGTTTACGCTGTGCCGAACGAATAGTTGGTGGTGAAATTTAACTGGAACTCGACATAACCCGGATTGACTATCGGCTCGGGTCTGCCTGCGTAGCTCAACGGTCTGAACACTTTTTCATCGATGACCAGGCCACTGAGCAACTGCACAATCTGACTCATCAATGCGCCTGCCTCCTGATAAGTTGTGTCGCGTTTCTCATCGTTCGACACCAACTTCTGGATCACGACCACGCGCCACTCCTGCAATTCTTTGTATCGCGTGCCGTCATGGTTTGAGATGGTCTTGCCGTCGCCTGGGTGCACGATGATCGATGGGCACAACGTGCCCATATCAATGGTGCCCGCGATGGCGGCGCTCGACGCGATGATCTTCACGCCCGTGATCGTGGATTTCAGGCGGGCGAGGATGGCGATCTCAGCCCTCAACATCGTGGTCTCCGTCCACCTCGTCGTCGAAACGGCGGGCGCGGTGGTTGTTGATATGATCATCGATGCGGCGATGCGCGCGCCGTATCTCGCTGCGGTGCCAACTGAGTTGCACTTTTATCGCGGCCATCGCGGCCACGCCGGCGGCGGAGCCGCCGAGAATGCCGGCGATAACGACTGACGCGATTTCTTGGCCAATATCCATGAGTCTTACTTCCCCCGCACGTTCAGTTCGTAGTTCATTTCCTGCCTGAATACGGTGTTCAGCCGCGCGGGTAGCGCGGCCTGGAATTTTTGCACGATGCCCCGCGCTTCGCTGAGCTGCACGCTTTGCTCATCGATGGGCAGGCGGTCGCGGCCGCGCCGCATGAATACACCGCGATGCCCGCTGGGCATGGTCGAGATGAACGCACCTCTGAAAATATGCCCGCGCACTTTCACCCCTTCACGGGTTTGGCGCGGCGCGCCGAGATAGCTGGCGCGAATGGGATTAAAACCAACCCACACCACGGATGTGGGGCCGGGATGGTCGGCGGCGTGATCCAGATGTTTCACGCTCACGCGATTCCACGGTTTCCCGCGCTTACGCAGCAAGCTCAACGGCAGGTTGTGCGCAGCGGCGATCTCGCGCGCGACTTGGGATGCGGTGCTGCTCGCCACTTTGCGCACGGCGCGTTTACCGGCGCGGTCTATTTGCGTCTGAGTGGCGCGCAGGAAATTCGGGACCTGTGCAAGGTCTGCTGTGCTGAATTGCAGGAAGCCAATCATTGAGCGTACTTCCGCAAAGTGATGGCGACGCGCCCGTTATCCTGCGGCTGCGCGTCCACCACCGTGTATTTGCACTCGCCGATCAAAATAATATCATCGTTTTTCGCCTCGCTGAGCGCCCAATCGGCTTGGGTTGGGAACAGCGTGGGCTCGGGCCGGCTGATGCCCACGCCCAGCCGGTCATTGACATATTGCTCGCGGAACGTGGCGGTGATGCGCACGGGTCCGGCGTTACCGTAGACGGTCACGTTCGTTCCCAGTGAGCGGTTCACCGCCGCGTTCATTTGAGCCATATCAAACATGGTCAGCCTACCGCTCCATCATCGCCGCTGTTGCTTGCCGATGCAGTGGCGGCGACTTCATCTTCCGGCGGCGCGGCGTCCTGCACGCCGTCGCTGATGCGGATGGCGCCGGCCTTGTGCAGCCTGATGCACTCTTCTTTCGAGAGCTTGTATTTCGCCGCGGTGACGCTGGTGCCAGGCGGCAAAGTCTCCGCCTTGGCACCGGCCCCCACTACCAATGCGCATACGGTGACGAATTTCATCACAGCACCGTGGCGCAGAAACTGGCATTGGGACGCGAGGGTACGATGAGCGGCGCCGATGTGGTCATCACATAGCGAACCGCGGGATCTTGCTCCACCCAGCTTTTCGGGAACATCGGCATGGCTTGATAACCGGCGGCCTCGTCCTGAATGGCGCCATAAGCTTGCACGCCCTGGAGCTGCGCGGAGCTCATGATGACCGTGCCGCTGGGCAGGATGGGCTGCTCCACACCGCTGTCGTCGAGATACCAGCCGGCATAAACAAAGATGTTGAAGCCGTCGATGGTGCCCATGTACACGCCGCCTTCCTGGGTGACGGCATTCATGCTCATGGCATTATTCGTCACGCGGGTGGTATCGAGGCGCGCTTTCACATCGGCGTCGTCGCGGAATTTTAACCAGGCGTCCACGTCCATCACGACATTGATGGGGTTAGCGCCGGACTTTTTGAGCACCAGCAGAGCCCAGGTTTGCAGATCGTTGAGCGGTTTGATGCCGCTGTCGCCCCATTTGTTATTGGTGGTCTTGACGACGGTTAGCGCGGCATCGCGGCCGAAATTCACCACCTGGGTCGGGTACAGTTCACCGGTGACGGTCACCGTGCCCGCACGCAGCGCCTCGCTCGCCATGACCTCGAGGCGGCGGCGGATCATGTCCTGATGATCGCTCAACGTTTGCGCCACCAGGAACCGCAGCCGGTCCATCGGGTTGAGGCTGCCGCCGATCTGTTCACCGGCCACCCGCTTGAGCGGGGCGCTGGGATTCCAGGGCGTTTTTGGCTTGATGTAGGCCGGTTTGAAGGTGGAGGTTTTGCGGCCGGCCGCATCGACGATCTTGCCCGCGACGACGGGTGAAACGAACGGCGCGAGGCGGCGGGTTTTGTCGATCACGTCGAAGTGAATTTCTTCGGACGTGTCGGTCTGCACATTGTTGAAAAACGTGTCGACCAGGAACGACGGCGGCATGATGAGTGATTCGATGACGCCGCGCAGCGTGTTGGTAGAAAATAAATCCATTGCGATCTCCTTTTGTTTGCATTGCCGACGGTGGCCGCCGGCGATTACGTTGCGTTGCTTACGCCGCTTGCGCCGGCACCAACACGATGCCCTTGGCGCGCAGGCCCTCGGTGATGCTGGCGGCGGTGTGGGCGGTGCCGATGGTCAACGCGTTGACGTTAAAATCGCCGCGGCTGTAGGCCAGCGCCGTTTTGTCGCCCGCGCTGGCATTGCAGTCCTCGGCGAGCACCAGGTCCGGCGTTTGCGAACCGTCGGCGGCGGCCGACAGGCTCAGGTTGTATTTGCCGGACGCGGTGATCTTGCCGAGCACGGCGCCACGCACGAGGTTCTGGCCCGAGATCAGAGTGATGCTCTTGGCCACCAGTAAATGCGCATTGCCGGCGACGAGTTTGTCATCGCTGTAGGTGGCGCTGCTGAATGATGCAGTCATGTTGTGTCCTCCGTTTACGTGATTATTTGTGGCCGATTATTTGCGGCGACCGCCCTGGAATAATTCGACACAGCGCGAGGCTTCGGCCTGCGGGTCCACATCGTTTTCACCATCACCCGCGGGATCGATCTTCGGGTTACCGGCCGCGCGCATGGCGGCGTCGAAGGCGGTGCCCGCAGCCGCGAGTTGCTTGGGCGACGCGGCCAACACTTTGGCCGCCTGCTCGGCGGTGAGCTCGGTTTCCAGTGCCAGCGTATTGGCCTGCGCTTCGCGGCCGGCGGCCTCGCTGTGCGTGAGGATGGCGCGGATGCGCTCGCGCTCGGCGGTGGCGCCGCTGGTACGGCCGGCGCTGGCGCCTTCGGTGCGGGCGCGGTCGAGATCGGTCTGGGTGATAGCGGGCGCGATACTGTCCGCACCCGTCCCGATGATGTGTTGCTCGGTCATGGTTGCTCTCCTTGGGGCGTGAGTGCGGGCGGCTGCCCGCGGATTGAATGCTCGCTGCCCGGCATGCTGCTCCAGCTGGGCGACGACTTGATCAAACGTGCTGATGCCATCGATGAGGCCGATGCGCTGCGCATCGGGCGCGCTGTAGATACCGGCCTGGGTGTCGCGCACCGCTTGCTCGCTGAGCTTGCGCGCGGTAGCGACGGACGAGATAAACAGACCGTACATGTCGTCCACCATGGCTTGCATGGTGGTGCGCGCGCGATCACTCAGCGGCTGGTGACTGGAAAAATCGGCCTTCTTGTCGCCGGCGAAGATGGCGGTGTATTTCACGCCGGCCTTTTCGTTTTTGGCGCTCACATCCATGTGCAGGGCAATGACGCCGATGGAGCCGGCCATGCCGGTGCGGCTGGAATACACTTTTTCCGCCGCGCTTGAGATCGCATAGGCGGCGCTGAATGCGTCGCCGTCGGCCATGGCCCAGATGGGTTTTTGCGCGCGGGCGGCCATGATTTTGTTGGCGAGGTCGAACACGCCATTTGCTTCGCCGCCGGGGCTGTCCATGGCCAGCAGGATGCCGCGCACATCCTGATCCGCCAGGGCGCTATCGAGATGGGCGGCGATGCGCTCATAACTGGTGATGCCGGACATGGCATCGAGCCAGCCGCCGCGGTTGACCAGCGTGCCCATCACCGGGATGATCGCCACACCACCAGTCGTGACCTGATAGGGTTTGCGGGCCGCGCTGTCATTCGCGTATTTCACCGCGTCGATAGCGGGCGGGCGGCCGCTGGCGCATTCACGTAACACCGACTCGATCACCGCCGCTTTTTCGGGGTGGATGAGCAACGGCGTATTGTAGAGGCGCGTGGCGAGCAGCGGCCAGCGCATGGCCATATCGATGGATGGATTGACCGGATCAAGCGACGGTGTGGCAATGATGCTCATGCGTCCTCCGTTCCTTGTGTGGTGGCGGCCTGGTTGTTGTCGTTCTGTGTCGGATCGTCCGACGGATACGTGGATGGGTTGGCCTGTTGTGTCATGCTGCGGTCTGCGATCATCTCGGTATCGAGGCCCATCTCGGTCATTTTCTTGCGCTCATAGGCGCGCTGCTCCATGACTTCTTCATAGTCGAGGCCCTGCTCGGCGCATTCCGCTTCCAGCGTTGACAAGCCGTAATTCATGCGCGTACCGGCCGCCTCGGCCTCTTTCACCGGGTCCACCCAGCCGCGGCCGGCGAATATCCATCGCGCCTTCTGATAGGCGTAGCGGTTGGCGTAATAATCGGGCGCATTGATGGCGCCGCTGTTCACCGCCTCCTCCATCCACAACTCATAGATGGGGTTGAGCCAGTAGCGCACCAGCCAGGCGCGACGGCCGAGAAAATAACGCCAGGCTTCCAACAACGCGGCGCGCGCGCTGCTGTAATTGGATTTACTGAAATCCTTCATCAGCAATTCGTAGGGGATGTTGAGACCGACGGCGATGTGGCGCAGCGTCGATTCCATAAATTTTTCGAACGCCGCATTGGGGCGCGACGGCGTGAAAGGGGCGAGCTTGGCGCCAACGGGCAGCGGGATGATGGCGCCGCCAGACAAGCGGGAACGGAACTCCCCTACGTTTTTATTCCAGGCCTCGCCCGGTGCCGCGCCAAAGAGCTGCGCCGCGCTTTCGGCATCGAGGTTGCTTTCGAGGAAGGCGGCGATGAGCGAATTGGATACCGCCGCTTGCAATTCGGTAGTGGCCCAGTGACCCGCCATCTTGAATTCACGCATCACCGCGGTGAGGATGGGTTTGCCGCGGCTCTGCCCCGTGCGCTCTTTGTCGTGCAGGTGCACGACGCGGCGGCGGCCCCACTTTGTAAATGCGGGGATACGCTCCCATTGATCGGGCGAGCCGAACCACCGGCCGTAGCCGCCAAACGCATCGCCTGGGTGAGACTGCTGTATCCAATACGCCAACGGCGCCCCGTATTTGTCCACCTCGATGCCGCCGCGAAGATCTTTGCGGTGCTCCATGCCAGGCGGCGTGGCGAGGCGGTCGGACTCCACCATCATCAGACGGGTCGACCATTTTGAATCAGGGCGCGGCAGCCACATCGGTACGGCCAGCGCCTCGCCATTAAGCATGGCGGCGCCGAGCGCCTGCTGTGTCATGCCGAGCAGATCGAGCGTGCGGCCCGCATCACATTCGGTGGTGTCGGCCCACGAGCGGAACTGGGCCTCGGTGACATTGCCCCACTCGCGAGCCCACTCGCGCTCTTTATTGAGCAGGCGGTATTCCGGTTTACTAGACAGCCGAAGGATATTGCCGACGATGTTGTCCCGGTAGGTCTGCATGACTCCGGAGGCGATGCCGTTGTTACGCGAGAGGTCCCGCGAACGCGGGACGATGACATCCAGCTCATCGATCAGGTCCGAATCGGCCGAACCGGCCGATGGGTTCCAGGTCGACATGGTGCGGTCGGACAGGTCCGCCGCGTTATGCGCGGACATGTCGCGGCTCACCTTTTCCAACACCGCGGCCACGCGCACACGGGGTTTGATTTGTGGCGTGCCCATCAAAACACCAGGTAGATCGGGCCGCGCACCGGCGCGCCCGATTCTTTTGAGCTGATTGCGGCGTCGAGCCGCGAAATGTATTGAGTGAGCTGCGCGGTCGAGGCCTCGGTGTACTG